TGTCGAGGACATCTGCGCCTCGAACTCTCTTCCGACGTTTACGCTTGCCACTCCGACTGCTCCAATGGCTGCTCCTGCTGCCGTCAGAGACTTTGCTGCAAGCTGTACACTTTTAACTCCGAGTGAGCCTAACCCTTCCAGTCCTTTTTGTGCTCCCTGAAGCGCAGAGTTGAATGACTTTTCAAGCTGTCCTGCGATCTTCACTGATACCTTATATTCACTCATGACTTACGCTGGCTCACCTCCTTCATGTCATCGCACAAGTCCAAAAGGTCAAAAAAAGACAGGTCCAGAAAATAATCCAGACCTGTCTTCAGGTTCATTGACAAGACAAGGCATAACTTTCGGAGTTCCGACAGTTCGTCGATTCTTATTCCTCTCCGAAGAAAAAACTTGTGACTCTGTTTTTGACTTTGATTGCATCTCTCGGTGCAAGCTGCTTGTAAAACTCGATCGGGTAATCCGTTGCGGATGCTGCGATGACGAGTGTGTATTCCAGATTCGTCTCCGGCAGCACGGTCACATTGCCGGAAGTGTTCAGGACCTTGTTCGCCTTAATCATATCGTTTGCGGTCAGGTTTTCCAGACCGGAGAAATCAATCTCGGACACCTTCGCGCCCTCGAAATCATACACCTTTGACAGTTTCATCTTGCTTTCCTCTGCCTGTACTGCTACCTGCTCTACTGCTTCGTTTTTAACTTCACTCATGATCTTTTATCCTCCTTTTATACCTGACTTCTGATTTTTGCCAGCATATCCTTTCCATTCAGCACGAACTTGAAGTTCAGCTTGTCGAGTTCCAGTGTGGTCTTGTTGTTGATCTGAATTTTGATGTACAGAATTTCCAGTTCAACCTCTGGTTCCATTTTCTTTCCCTTTGTTGCTTTTCCGAGGTTTGTGTTCGTTGCCTTTCCTCTCACAACGATCTTGACCGGATAGTAGCCAGTTGCTCCGGTTGTCGGGTCCATGCACTGCATAGATGCCCGGAGAGTCAACTGCGGCGGAGTCGTTGTGTCGATGATGCTGAACATATCCTCATAGAGTACAGAGAACGGAATCTTGATCTTGATTGATGCGAACTGGCCAGTGACTGCATCCTCAATCTCTCCGAGCACTCCTGCTCCTTCGAGTGTGTCTGTCAGTGCTTCCAGTTCTCCCAGTTCGATCTCGCCGGAAATTCCGATCAGTTTCTTCGCTTTGTCGTTGTACACGTTGTAATGGTTTAATACTTCAGGAATAACAATACCCATGATTATTCACCTCCTCCTGATAATGCGTTCTTTAACATATCCGTGTCATAGGACAGGATGTTGTCAATCTCCTGTGCAGGTGTATATGGTGCGATGCGCTGTCTGAATGTGATCTTTCCTGCCAATGTGTCCGTGATCGGGTTATCACTTGCGAGATACTGCATCTCTGCTCCGGCCCATTTATCCGGTGCATATGCCGCGCATCTGATATTCTCTGAATCAATGATGCTTTCGATCAGCACATGGTTCATCGGGTCATCGACCTTCTCGAAATAGGTCTGAATGAAATTGTTGCCGTGCCAGTTAAACATTCTTCTGACTGCGAGCCAGATGTCTTTTGCATCTCCACTGGAAGGAAATGCACCTGTGTAGTTGCCCCACAGCTTCCATCCATTCATGTTGATCGCCGTTGCTACTCCATAGGTGTTCACTGTGCTTCCCTGATCCTGATCGAGAGTCACTTCTGTTCCGTCTGCCAGACAGGTTCCTGTCACTCCGAGCATTTCATTCGACGGAGACAGGGACGGCACATCGTCATTGCTTGCATCGGTGTATGCGATCAGTGCTGCAACTACGGCAGACATTGCGAACACATAATCTCCAACCTTTACGCACGGCCATGTCGGATAACAGAACGCAGAAGTGAATCCGCTGTCCTCTTTTACCTTCTTGCAGTCCGTGTATTTTGTTGCCTTCTCTGTGTCCAGATCGACCAGCGCGATCGCCTTGAACACTCCGTTGATGTTCGCTGCCTTTGCGGACATTGCGATTCCGACTTCTGGAACCTGTGACCATCCCGGAGCAACGATCAGACCCGGAACGACAGAAAGTTTCGGATATACCTGTCTTACTACTTCCAGACCGCTCTCTTTGCCAGTGGATGCGTTATACGCTCCGATGATGTCTGTCTTTGTAATCAGAGACGGGTCAAGCACGTTTCCTGATACTGTGATAGAGGTTGCGGATGCTCCCTTTCCTCCTTCGATCAGATTGACGATCAGGCTTCCGTCAGTGTCGAACTCTGTTGTATAGTCAGTCCCTGCTGTCAGTGTTGTTGATGCAGCTTTCACGACCAGCCCCTTCAGGATGATTCCCTTCGTGCTGATCTTCGCCTGCATCTGGCTCACTGTCGCAGTTGTCTCTGACAGTGCTTTCTTGTGCTTCGTCGGGTCAAGCACGTTGATATATACCGCAGGTGATACCTGATAGATGTTATTCGTCGCATACATCACCTGACACAAGGTATAGTTCTTGAAGTCATCCGAATAACCCAGCGCGGCCATCGCCTCTGCTGCCGAATTTGCGAGAATCGGTGTGTTGACCACCTCTTCCGGGTTCTGCACCATATTGACCGGAGCAGTTCCCACAACGACCGGAATTGAGCAGGAACCAGTGATCGGCGCGGTCAGCGCAGTTGCTTCTTCCTGCACAAAAACTCCATGTTTGCTCATTGTTTATTTTCCTCCTTCTGTTTTATATTCCAGTGCTTTTCTGAACGCACTGAAGATATACCCTTTTCTTTCACGCAGCATCTTCTCTGCGATCGGATATTTGATGACCGGGATGAACAGGTTTCTCATCTCCGGTACGTCCTTGCAGGCTTCTTTCGCCGCTTCAGGAATCTCTGTATATACTCTGTTCTGGATTCCGATGCCCGGAATCGTAGGCCCCACATACATCAGATTTTCCTGCTTCACTTCTTCGGCTGTTGCCTGTGTTTCAGTCTCTTTTACTGCTTCAGCAGTATCTGTCTTCCTCGGCATAATGCTTCGGTTCCCTCCTTCCTATCTTCGGCACGTTGAATGAGATCGCAACTCCTCCGAAGTAGAACGGATATGTGTCTTCATCCTGAACGGCCCATTCGATGTCCTGCTCCGCTCTGAATTTCTGGTTCAGAAGAGGCTCTGCTGCAAATCTGTCCACCACATCCTGAATCATGTTCATAATGTGTCTGTGGCCGATATTCTTCTTTGAGTGATCGCATATTCCGAAGTGAATCTCCGTTGCAACCACCCACGGACTGTCATCGTCCGCAGTTTTTCCTGTTTCCATTTTCACGAGAGCGTATGGAAAGAACTGTGACTCATCTTCTTCGTCATCTGTCACGACTGGAAGGTTCTGTTCATACACATTCACCCCTGTCACGGTTTCCCCTGACGTATTCTCCGTCGTGATTCCCTGAAAAAGTTTCTTCACTTCTTCCACGAGGTCCCTCTGAAGTTCTGCTGCTGTCATGGCTTACCCCACAATCTTCTTGATTTCTGCTTCGAGGTTCTTGCGAAGGTCTGACTGTATCGGTTCTTTGAGTGCTCCGGCCATTCCTCTCTCGCCCTGATATACTTTTTCAACCATTTTCGGGACGGAGTTTGAATGAAACACTTTGACCGGGAGTCTGTCTTTTCCTTCCCTCTGCATCACCAGTCCGTTGCGCTTGAACGCTTTTCCGCCTTGCGAACTGACCAGTTGCTTCAGACCGCCGTTCACGATGTCTGCTGCCGCGGCTGCTCCGCCTTTTTTCGGTCTGCCTGCCCGGTTCTTAAATCGCATGAGTGTCAGAGGCTTTCCATCTGCATCCACCGATGCCGTGAGGTTTCCTGTTGACGCATTTTTGATCTTCATGTGACTATTGAATCCGACCTGCTTGACGGTATAGGCTCCTTTTGCACTCTGCGCGATGCGTTTCCTTGCCTGCCTTGCAGTCTTATTCACGGCATTCTTGAATACCTGTGGGGCCTTGCTTTTCATGTCTCCCAGTTTCTTCTCAACCAGTTCCAGTTCTGCCCTGTTTACCTCATAGGTAATCATCCTCTGTTCGCCTCCAACGTGATCGAATAGATTCCATCTTCAGCAATCGCATCGGCCACTCTGTATGATCTCTTGTCCAGACTCACGGCTGTTCCCTGCTTCGGGAGTGGTCCATAATCTTCCGCAGATACATACATGAGCACCTGTTTGACGTATATTCCGTCCATGTGCTGACTGTATCTCTTCTCTCGTTCAATCTGCTCGTTGTTGTCGATCTGCACTGCCATCGGCTTTCCGTTGACTGTGTGTATCTCCGAGAACTCATCCACGTTCAAAAAAGTCTGCTGCACATCCTGCTTTATGATGTCTTTGAAGGTCATGCTTTCTTCTTTCTTGTGGTGGTTCTTGTCGGTTTCTTCGCAGGAGCGGTCTTTCTTTCCGGTGTCTCTGGAATGCGTCCGATCAGTCCATCAGTGCCTGCATCGCTCATTCCCGGCATACCTGCAACGGCTGTCACCGGAATTGCCTGCGCTGCCTGTGGTTCTGGCTCGTCTTCCTCTCTCCACATTGCAGTCCCTGCTTTGAGCCACAATTCTGTCATCTCCTGATCGTTCACCGGAAGGCTTTCGCCTGTACTATACTGATGTGCGTGGTACAGTACAGGGCGAAGCGCAATCAGCTCTCTCATGCGTTAATATTGACGAGCACTGATGTATCTGCTGCCTTTGCTGCTTCTGTCGCGAATCCGGCCGCAGTGTTTCCTGATGCAGTTGTTGTCATCTTACCTGCCGCAGTGACATACACCTCTGCCCCTGCCGTGATCTCGCTGTCATCTTTCTCGAATCGGAATACACCTTTCACATGAAGGCTTCCTGTTTCTCCCGGCTGGATTGTCATGCCTGCCACACCGACTCTCTTTCCGAGTACGATCACGGAATTTGCTTCGATGGCACTGCTGCCTGCGTTCTTGTAGTCGATAGACTCTCCGCGCTGCCAGTATTCTGCTTTACTCATTGCGTTTGCCTCCCTTCTCTTATGCCAGTTCCAGTTTTGTCTCTACTTTGACACCCGGATTCTTCACCATGCCTCTGTAATCCATGACGGAGATGCCCCAGTCAAGGAAGATGTCCCACACGAATCCAAGCTGACCCGGTGCTTCCATACGGCGAATGTTCGGGATTTCCTGACCGTTCAGGTAATCAACTTCGATTCCGTCGCAGTCTCCGGCTGCTCCGAATAACCACCACGGCATCACGTTACCCATGCCACCGCAGAGTGCATTGATTGTCGGGTCTTCCACGACCTCGATCTGATCTCTGTACTGGTACAGTGGGTTGACTGCCTGTGTATTGTCTGTGGTGTTGATCGTCGGTGAGTTGAACAGTGTGTACATATCAAACTTCATGCCGGAAGGAACGACGATCTGTGCAGGATTGATGATGATTGCTTCTCCGAACTGGTCTTTCTGGTTCGCCAGTGCCATAATCATCGTCTGCATTGCTGCCTGTGTCACTCCTGTTCCTGTCTTCAGGAGGTTCTTGTGGTTTGAGCCGAACAGAGCAGTTCCGTCATAGATTGCCGGGTTATTGACAAGAATCTGGAATACCTGCTTGTTGATGGTCTTTCTCGCTGCTGCTGCGTAACGAGCCGGAAGGGATGTCACCAGAGAAATGTCATCGTCGATGAAGGCTTTTCTGGACAGGGTGAACTGTCTTCCGTATGTCTTCAGTTTTCTCTGCGGCAGCTTGTCATCGGTGAATACATCATGCTTCAGCTCGCCATTCTCCGGCACTTCCAGAAACTCTCCGACCGGGCCTGCAACATAATAATTGTCGTGGGTCTTGAAGTCCGGGAGACTTCCTTTCTTCGTGAATCTGTCGAAGGTGACTGCAACCTTCTTGTGTCCCTCTCTGTATGCTTTCTCGATCGTCTGGTCTAAGATTGCCGGGAACGCTGCCTCTGGATTGTAGAACCCTCTGGACAGGAGAGAATACAGTTCGTCGGAGTTTCTTCTGTTCAGTCCTCTCTCGCTTGTTCCGTCCATCTGAAGACACTCGATTGCAAGATCACGCATACGCATACCGATCATCTGTCTCGCTCCGTCTGCCGGGTTCTCGATCTGAAGACCTGCCTTCAGGAGCAGAGAGTCAACTGCTGCTCTTCTGAACTTGTCCTCTGCGCTGTCTCCGACACTTACTCCGGTGTGAACTGGTGCGGATGCCTGTCTCATGTGCTCGATGACTGCTGCTCTCACCTGCTCCACTGTTGTTCCGTTGTCGATGAACCCTCTGACCTGCTCATTCATTCCGAAATCGCGGCACATCTCCTCGATCTGTCTGATTCTGGCTCTTTCATTCTCGACTGCGCTTCTTGCTCCGTCTCCGTTGCCTTCTCCGCCTTCGTCTCCATTTCCTTCGCCCTCACCTGCTGCCGCGCCTCTGGAACTTCCCTCGCCGCCTGCTGTGGCTCCTGCTCTGTCGAGTGCTTCGATTGAACGCTGCAAGGTGTCAAACTCCGCTCTCTCTTCTGCTGTCATTGCTCTGCTTTCCGCTCTCGCTGCCTGCAAGATTTCGTTCTGCCGAGCCAG